GCAAAAGCCCACAGATTTAGGAACGTGGGATACGAGATCGTTCTACCTAAATTACACCACGGATGACTCAACTCATTTAACACCTTTCTCTTATGTTGACTGGCGAACAGATTTTAGACAGGGGACTCAAACCAATACAACTCCTTCTTACGCTGTTGTTCAACCCGACCAAAATGTATTTGTTGATCCGCCACCTGATGGCGCTTTTACTATTACAGCGGACTACTGGAAAACTCCCACATTGATGGCGGCAAATGCCACAGTATCTCCAATACCCGTGCAATTCCATAGAATAATTGTTGCAAGGGCAAAAACTATGTGGGCAGAAAGAGAAGAAGCCCCGGATATATTAATCTCAGCTTCCGCTGAATACGCAGATATTCTAGACAAATTAGAGTCATCGCAATTACCAGCCCAAAAGGCTAGGCGATTGGCTTCCAATGATCAGGAATTAGTTATTCGACCAGTATGAGTAGCATATACACACAAATTATAGGCAATTCTCGACTACCCGGCGCTTCAGTTCAGGCGAGGTATTTCCCCTTTGAGGGGGGAGAGATATTAAGTGACCCAGCGCTATCCCAATCACCCGGGAGTTTACTTTATGGAAAGAACTATGAGGTATATCCAGAAGGTGGGTACAGAAGAATAGATGGTTATGAACGTTTTGATGGAAAAACTAAACCATCAGAAAGTCTCTATTGGATACTTGAGTTCAACGCTGGTACTACAGCCACAGTAGATACAAACGTAATTACAGGGGCTAGTGCTACAGGGGAACTTATCGTTGATTCGGTAGTAGAGAGCGGCTCTTATGCTGGCAACGATGCCGTTGGTTACATGGTCGTGGCTTTGTTAACAGGGGCTTTCGTAGTAGGTGAGAATATTCAAGTTAGCTCGTCTACTGTAGCCGTCGTTAAATCTGTAGCCAACGTTTTAGGAGCAACAACTGATGCCCCTGATACAACCTACACAAGAGCGGCAATAGAAAGAGCGAGAAGTAAGATAGGAACCGTGACCGGCTCTGGAGCGATACGCGGAGTGTGGACTTATGGTGGACTTACTTACTGCTTACGGAATAATGCTGGTGGCACAGAATGTAAGATGTATAAGTCATCTACATCGGGATGGACTGCCGTTGATCTAGGAGTCTACATAAAGTACAACACAGGAAGCGCGGACGTGAGTGAGGGGGTCACCCTTACTGGAGCCATTTCTGGAGCCACGGGCGTTGTTAGGCGCGTAACAGTACAAACAGGGACTACAGGGTCAAGTGATGCACAGGGAGTTTTTGTACTATCTGGAGTAGTTAACACATTCCAGAACGCAGAGAATCTACAGGTAAGTTCATCAACTGTTGCTGTATCCACATCAGCATTAATAACTATAGCTTTATCCCCTAGCGGAAAGTACGAATTTGTTAACTACAACTTTGGCGGAAGCACGTCAACACATAGAATGTACGGTGTTGATGGTTTTAATACCGCATTCGAATTCGATGGGACATATTGGGTGCCCCTGTTTACCGGGATGGATGTAGATACTCCAACACACCTAGCGGCCCATAAAGGGCATTTGTTCTTATCTTTCCGAAAAGGTTCTATGCAGCATTCATCTATTACTAATCCTTACGGATGGAGTGTAATAACAGGTGCAGCAGAAATGGGAACTGGTGATGAAATTTCCGGGTTGCAGGTAATGCCGGGCGATACCCTTGCGATTTTCAACAGAAACCGTTTATATATTTTATACGGGGAAAGCGCGGCAAACTGGAACCTGAAAACATTCTCAGCTAATTCCGGTGGTATTGAGTGGACTATTCAAAATCTAACCGACACTATGTTTTTGGATGATCGAGGTGTAACAACATTCCAAGCTGTTAACGCTTATGGTGATTTCAACATGAACGCCATAAGTAAAAAGGTTAAACCTATTATTGATGAAAAGAAAGGATTGTCCATTGCATCGGTTGGGGTGAGAAGCAAAGGACAATACCGACTGTTTTACAATGACGGGACCGGCCTTTATGCCACATTCACAGGAAATAAAATAGCTGGGTTTATAAGGGTAGACTTGGGAAAGGTTGTTTACACCATTTGCTCTGCTGAAGCTGCGAATGGCACCGAAATACTATTCTTCGGGTCCGACGATGGTTACATATATCAGCTTGATGCTGGGACTTCGTTTGATGGTGGC